CTTTTGTGCAATAACAGCCGTACTCATATACTTCAGTAGGTTTGCCTTTGATTCGGCCAAATAATCAAATGTACAGAGGTGCATTTCTGCCTGGCGATGACCAGAGCAGTATGTCTTCTCGCACTTACAGGTAAATCCGAGAAGACCAACTTTCTTCTTACAGGCGGGGAATGCACATCGTGCGGGTTTTTCTTGGCTATCTGACATGTTTTAGAGTTCTACTTTAAAACATTCCAAGTTATAACTCAATTTTTACCAACCGCACTTGCGATTTTTACGCGAAGCCTTGCGACCTCTATGTGTCTTACGATTCTTCATGGTGTGTCTAGAGCGGCGACCACCCATTGTAGGTTGTTGGCCAAAAGGAGGCGCAGCAGCAGCTACATTTACCGCAGGCGCGGCCGGGAGCATATTCTTGCGGTTATTTGCTGGAGCATTTTTCTTGCCTGTAAGCCAATCAAAGAAACCCATCTACTTACGGTAGCGATTTACGCGGCGACTCTTGCGATTCTTGCGAGTCTGCTTGCGGTTCTTGCGGTTACGGTGTGTGCGTCTGCGTCCACCAACACTAACCGGTCCCGTAGGAATCTTTGCAAGAGTACCTACGCCGCCGGGCCAACTTGTCAGTACATCATTTCCTGAAGCGTCGTTTTGCATTCTACTTAGAGTATATCTATATTCTTTCAGTAGGATGTCCTTTTGGAGCGAAAGCCCAGGACCTACTTGGTCCGATTTTTTCTGGTCTACTCTTCTTTGTAAGGGGACTACGCACGCATTTCCATTAAAAAGAGGACAAATATCTCGACCTGATGGTCCCTATTCGCATACAATACGTCAAGCTACCGACAAAGATTCTGAAAAGATTGCCGCATTTCTGCGAAAGCATTTTAAAATTACAGAACGCAGCTCATGCGTAATAAGAGGAGACCGTATTCGTCGCGGTCTCTCTTCAGGCTGGATTATCGTATATTCCATGGGAGAAACTGGAGAGATTTTAGGATGTTGCGCCAGTCGTCCTCTTGGAGATTGTCGTATATTTGAACGCAATGGCAGGAAAATGCGCTCCTCATCCATTCGCAACACCGGATTTATTGATTTCTTTTGTGTTGTGCCCTCCCTACAGAAATCTGGACTTGGCTCAACGCTGTTGCGATATATTCGCCATTTTACAAGTGTACATGGACGACTTATTCATTTCTTTCAGAAGGAACTAACACCTTTGCGAAGCCTACCTCCCTTATGGTGCGGACAGTATATTGTACGATATGTTATGAAACCGGGTCAAAATCAATCAGTTGAAGAAGTAAAAGTTGCGGATAATTGGTTACAGAAGACAGTGATTGAAGAAGAGCACCAACCATTTACAATTGCTAGCTTTACGAATCAGATTTCAGGCGATACAAAACTTTTTAAATACACAGCAGAAAAATACGATTTTTATCTCGCAATTACAGACACCTTTTCTGTGGAAAAAGGTACAGAACGGCGAATGGGTGAAGTCCTCTCCTACTGGTCGGTTGGTGCCCCTACAAAAGAAGAGTCGGCATTTGCTATTGAATCAATCCTTGATTGTACTGGCTATAAGATAATACTTATGGACAGCACATTTCTTCATGAAAAAGCAATGGGTTGGAAAAAAGACGCGGCATATTATTATTATATATATAATCTGAATCCTCGGCGTTTTTTCACGGTTCGGCCGTGGTTCTGGTTTTAATAAAATATTGTAGTGTTTCAAGAAAATGTTTTGTATTCAGGCGCATGGCACCCTTTTGCCCTTCAAAAAACTCCACATCTGTAAATCGATTAAATCGAAGGCCACATTTTGTTGCAATATCGTTATAATGCTGATTTTCAGACAAATCCTTCCAAATTTCAATAATTTGTGTACCAGGTTCACAGAAGATTGAAAAGGAGAGTCCTGCGCCATGTGATGAAATAATAAGCTCAGAGTTGCGAAAAAGTCGAATCTGTTCTTGAAATGTCAGATCTTCCATGTAATAGAATGAAACTCCAAGCCGTTTCATATCCTCTTTGATTTCAGATTCATTTAAAATAATACGAGTTCCGCGTTGTCCTCTACTTCTGGAAATATAGATGTATTTTCCTTTTATTTGAAGGGTTGATGCCCAGAGAGGTGCAAATAAATCACACACATACCTATATGCCCAAGGTTCTTCAACTGTATAGGTTTTCCAATCGAGACCAGGAAGTTGTGTATATTCATATTCATCACGATTCTTTTCAAATTCACGATGAAATCGTGCGGGAAGATTTGCTAATGCTGTTTCAGCAAGATAACAGTTTTTTAAATTTGGATAATAGTAATAAATAGAATTTGTCCCGTGATCTACATAATAAAAACGCGCTATCATATAAAAAAATAGATGATAGGGATTTTCTTCTACTGCATCTACAAGTTCAATGAACTTAGGTTTCTCCGTATAGTAAATATATTCACCAGGTGGGACAGTAAAAAGAGTCTCTCCATTTAATACACCTGTAAACTTTTCAGAAAACCCTCCTGGACCGAGTTCATGAAAAAGTCTAAGACCATCATTTGCAATAACACCTGGTTTCATATAGACAAATGAATCCATTCTGTGATATGTACTTTAGCTTGACTTAGGCCTAGGCATCGCAAGATTTCCGGGCGCCTTGAGGATTTCCAAGGCTCCCAGGCGATAGGTGCCTTCACAGAATTTATAGTACTCAGCCAGCATATTTCGCGCCTCATCGGCTAGTTGATTGACCCGCGGAATTCCGCCTTTCATCACACTCGGCTGAATGCCCTTGATTTGGCCCGCTTTATCGAGGACAAAGAGTTTCGGAAGGAATTGCATCACCGCTGCAGTGTGCTTGATTTGGTAGGATAAGAGAGACGCAATATGTTGACGAACCTTACGAATTGCCTCGGCATTCTTGACGAATATTTCTTTATCCTTTACCTCAGGAGTTTCACACTGATAGAAGGGTTTGCTCAGCACTTTGTCAAGTTGATCCGGCGCATCACGAGAAGGCGGCGGCGGAGCAAAAATAACTTGCATGAGTTCGGTAAATTTTTTGTATTTCGGTTTTACCTCCTCGCTAATCTTGGGTAGATTACCCTGGACCATATCAAAGAAGAGTTGATTCAGGGCACGTAGTCCTGGAGAGTGTTTTGTGATAACTTGGCCGTAATTCGGTACAGAATCAGGAATTCCAGGCATAGGTGAATAGAAACAGACACTGCTCTTAAGGGGCGTATCTTTACGCATAGAATCAATGAGGGTTGGGCTAAGCAGTTGAATGGCGCGGGCTACACAGTACGCCTTCGGCTTTTCCTTCAGATACTTGAAGATGCCTGTGTAGGAGAGACCCTGTACAACACCCGCATCATCCGAACTACCTTCAGTGCGACGGCGAGCATCATCTGGTCGTGCCTGTGCTTGTGCTCCGCGTGCCGCATTTCCCATGACAGTCGCAATTGTAGTTGCAAAGCTTGTATTATTATAGGCATACTCTCCTCCTCGCGTTATTGTAAATCCAAGATTGTAGGATGTATCTTTACGAGTTCCATTCACTGTTATATCATCAATACGAAGCGTATAGGAATCGCCTGCGCGAAGGTTTTCAATGGACACACTTGCCTCCACTAAAATATCAGCACGAGGACGATAGAGCAGGTTTTTATTCTTATTGGGGTCAAAGAGTAGCGTACCTACCGTGGTGGATGGGTCGCGAGGGATTGCTGTAGAGGTTCTCGACGAAATAACATAGAGATTTGTGGCGGGAATGGCCGTGAAGTAGTTTTTCGCCACTGTGTAAAATTCACCAAGTTCTTCGCGGTCTTCTTCTGTGGCCACACCACCTTGTTGGCCACCAACAAATCCAGGCGGTGGTGCACGACGACCCATGGGATTTGCTTGAAGGGCCGCACGGAAATTGACAGTCTGCGCCTCGGCATCAGGAAGAGAATCAATGACAGTAAGTGCAAGGGCGCCGAAAATCTGGATAATACGCACATAGAAAAAAGCAATTTGGAGACAGAGACTATCACGATAGCTCTTGATATCACCGCGCCCTTTAAGAGATTCTTCATCCGAAAAAGTGAGCCGTTTTACTGAATCAAAGTAGAGAATATCTTGGTTTCCAAGTTTCGGTTCAAGTTGCAGTTCAAAAAAGAATTTTTCAAGGGCGCGTTTTGTAAAGAAAATATAGTCCTTACATCTGCGCTGGTCTGCTAGCTTCAGAAGGTCTTGAATATCTGTATTGTTTAACATCCAGATAAAAAGACCATTGATAACGGCTTGTGTTGGAGCTGTTTTGCTTTTTAATGCCTCCCTTGAAGGCATTCCAGCTGGGATTGATTGACCCGCTCCCATTCTAGACTGACTTTGGAATTAAAGTTTCAAGGCGTTTCTTATGGGTTTCGAGACGGCGCAGACACTTCTGTAGTGTACCTTCACTCACTCCACACACTCCCGCAATGCGCTCATAACTGACATCAGTGAGGCCACGGCGTTGGAGAAGAAAGCCAATGACACCCGCACCAAGCGAGGGTGGCATATTCTCAGGACTGAGTTCATTATCTTCAATGTAGTCGCAGAGAGTGGTAGCAATCGCAGAAATCTCCTCGAACTTATTACGAGGAATTGCGAGTTGACTGAGCGGGTAGTGAATATAGTCGCGAGCCCGGGTGCTTTCCAAATTCGAAGGCGTTGAAGTCTCCTGGATAAGCCCACGCTGCTGAGCAATAGCTAAGACTTCCTGGAAATACTTGAAAGACTTGGTAAATTGGCCCGTGGTCAAGTGAAACATGTCCGCAACCTCCTTCGGCTTTCGGGGTTGTCCAACCTTTTTAAGAGATGCATACATACAACTTGCAATTACACTTGTGCGTGAAAGACCACGTTTATCGCAGTGCTCCACGAGTTGAACATAGAGGTCCTTTGCATTATCAATGACACTCTGGTCAAGGCCGTGATTGGTCGCGGCAAGTGCGAGCATTTCGTAGACTTGTAGAAGTGCGCGTTCACGATATGGCAGCATATTCCAGGTGTGATAGCGGCGGATACGAGCCATGGCTGCGCGAGCTGTGCTCGGACCACCTGAACTCTTTGTAAGAATAATAGTTCCCAACGATGAAGAAGGAAAACGGAAATCGGTCGGTGCTCCTACACGACACGGATCGTTGCTGCTTCGGTCATCATGCCCGAAGAAGCGATACTCAGCTCCTGACTCGATACTTCTGTTTTTAACATCACCACAGAGGGTACATACATTTAAATCTTCATGAATAATTGTGTCTTCAGATGTGGCGCATGCGCAGACTGATTTTGTAGATTTGCTAAAGTTATCTTCGGCTCCCCCTCCATCCTCCCCTCCATCCTCGCACCATTTCCAGGCAAAGTCTGGAACTGGCCTGTGGTGAACTCGACCTGGAAAGAGTGAATCCATTTGGAGTTTTCTTAAGATTAAATTTCAGAAAGAAAAACGCAATCAAATTTAATGATACCGCTGGATACCAATCTTTTAAATGCCATGCCTTGGATTGCGCTTTTAAGTACAATTGAGGCGGGTGGATTGAGTTTGCTGCGCATTGGAGGAAAATGGAATATTCTGTATGCGGCGGCAATTTATGCCTGTGCCGTTGTACCTCTTCTTTCAAAGGCACTTGAATGGCAGGGCATTGGTATAGTGAATTTTGTCTGGAATGTGTTCAGTACAGTCTTTATGTTTTTAATCGGCTACTATTTCTTTCAAGAAAAACTCACCTATTTGAAATTAGTAGGTGTTATCTGCTCACTTTTCGGTATAGGTATTCTTTTACTCGTAGAATAACAGAGGAGGGATGTCTATTCTCCCCACGGCACAAGTCAGCACAAATACACCCGGGTTTACTGGGCCCAAATATGATTTTGCAGATGAACTGCCTCTTCCTGGAGCAGTCGGCGTTCATCGCGGTAATAACATGGATGATGTGATTAATGCAACAAAGGGCGCTGCCTTTTACGTGGATATGATTGGATTTGGTCAGAGCAGCGGAAGTCTAACAAGTGGAATGGGTGGATTGAGACCTCTTGGTATAAATTATTTTATAAAGACTGGACTTCAGTGTGATAATGGCGCCGATATGTGGTACTACGTAAATGGAATCCCAACAGGTGAAGCACTTGGACCCAAAGTAAAGGCGGGCCTCGCATCGGCAGGACTTCCAGGACTTCGAGGCCTTGCTCCAGGTATGATGGAAGATGCGGAGGACGCCTTGAATCCGGTGCCGGTGATGAATGCGATTCTTGGATCAGGATATCCGAAATGTCGGAAGGTGACAATGCCTGTGGGAGATACACAAGGAAAGACGGCGGCCTCAGATGGAAAGCTATGGATTGTGGGCTCTATTGACCGAAGCAGTGGTCAGCCAATGCAAACTCAATGGATTCAAGATGTTGATTCAGATGGGTCGCCGATTTTCTTGACACAAGAGCAATTCAACAATACGGCAAAAATCTTTTGTCCTGATGGGACGGCCATAAGCAATCATCCTAGTGGAGATTGTACGCATGCCATCACAACAACAGAAAGTTTCAGGAACCAGTGGGAACCTGAGGCCTGGGTTATGGCAGGACTTTTAACTGCCGCGGCTATTTTTGCGGTCGCTCGTTGCAAGAGATAGTGTGAATAGACTAGAAATTTTTTGAAGAAGAAGCTCCTTTTCAAAAAATCTCTGAAATCGGAATCGAACCAATGACTTGGGGAGATCCATTGCTGAGCGCATAACGCTACAATCCCCCGCTCTACCAACTGAGCTATTCAGAGTGATGGGACCTTTGTCCAAACTGTCATAGAAGTATCACTTTAGGCTTACGCTAGCGCCTTAAAGACATACACCGCCGCCACACCACCCAGAGCCTGAGAGACAACGTAGCCCGCCAGGTCGCTCGCGGAGAGCGCGCCATTCACAAACATGGCAAGGGAGACCGCAGGATTTACATGGCCACCACTCAGGGCGCCGATACAGAAGATGATGAGGGCGAGCGTCAGACCAATGACCAGCGCATTGCCCGTGGCGAGGATACTTATTAAGAGGAGGAAGGTTCCGAGGAATTCGGCAAGAAGGTTCAGGAAGTTCATGGTTTCTACTAAAGCACTGAAAAATTTGATGCGCATTAAATCGATAACCGAAACTACATACAGCCATGGCCCTCCGTCGCATCAAGAAGGAAATTGAGGATCTCACTAAGGATCCGCCATCGAATTGCAGTGCTGGACCTACAGGAGATGACCTCTTCAAGTGGAGTGGCGCTATCTTTGGTCCGGCTGATAGTCCATATGCCGGAGGTTATTTCAAAGTTCAGATTCAATTTCCTGTAGATTATCCCTTCAAACCTCCGGTTGTAACCTTTGTTACGAAGATTTATCATCCCAATATTAATTCTGCGGGTGGTATCTGTCTTGACATCCTGAAGAATCAATGGTCGCCCGCGCTTACAGTAAGTAAGGTCTTATTGAGTATTCTCAGTCTACTCACAGATGCTAATCCTAATGACCCTCTAGTGCCTGAAATTGCTCATATTTACAAGACGAATCGGCAGGAGTTTGATGAGAAGGCTCGTGCCTATACACTCAAGTATGCGACGCCTTAGTAGAGGAGAGAATGAAAAAGACCGTCATTTTCTTATTTTTTCTAGTTACAGTTCTGTTCCTATATATTCTGACAAAGCCTACTGCGACCAGTGGATTCCAGAATATGACCCCTGCCCCTGTAGGAAATACGCCGATTCCCTATGTAACTGGGCCTGCCGATTCAATGCTGAATCCGCGTGTTCCGTATCACTTACTTCAAGGCGTCCTAGAGGATGCGGCTGTCGATGACCAGCCGAATACAGCATTCAATGCGCAGGCATGCTACGAGAGTGATTTTGCGAATCGGATACAACTTACTGGAAATTACAGTCAGTTGACGAATAATTATCGCCGTAAAAATCCCGATTCATGCTCGGCCCCGACCCATGAACTTGTCAATAACTTCTACAAACCGAGCATGCTTTAAAATTATTATTTAAATAAACAAAATCAATAAATTATACCATGAATGTAATTTATTGTTTTTGGACGGGTGATAATGAATTTACCTCAAATCGAAAAGATTGTTTGGAAGACTTAATAAATACTACTGAATGTACTGTACAATTAATTACAAAAAGAGAATTACACAAATATATACTACCAAATCACCCGTTACATCCAGCCTATGAATATCTTTCTGAAACGCACAAAGCTGACTACTTACGAACTTATTTTATGCATTTCTACGGCGGTGGATATACAGATATTAAAAATACATCAGGAAGTTGGAAGAAGGCATTTGAAGATTTAAATCAAAGTAGGCAATGGATATGCGGATATCCTGAAATAGAGGGGGGTGTTGCGTACAATCCTGTGGGCAATAAGTGGAGGGAATTAATTGGTGTTTGCGCTTTTATTTGTAAACCACAAACTGATTTAACAACGGAGTGGTACAATGAGATGATCGCAGTCTTAGATAAAAACTTAGTGGAACTTAAAAATAATCCTGCTAAATTTCCTCAAGATTGTAAAGAAAAATCATTCTATTTTAATTATCTTTCAAATCCAAACTATCCGATTGAATGGAGTGAGCTACTTGGACGAATTTTTCATAAAGTCGCATATAAATACAAAGACTATTTACTAAATACTCTACCTGCGCCGTTATTTTATATTCCTTATAGATAAGTTTAATCGCTTATCGCACATACCGTTGACTTACGCTTTACCGAAGATTCGGGTGCGGCAAACTCGCCTCGCCTCGCCTTCTCAACATCGCGCCAGAATTCATCAAGTAGAGGTATAATTGATTGGAACCATGCTGTATCACGATATACAGGATGAATCCACGACTTCTCTAGAAACCACGGAATACGCTCTAAAACATGCCACGGTGCCTCAGGCGTAGGGTTCCATTTCATATCACCAATCGGACCATAGACATACTTTGTATCAAGTGTATCATGATTCTGTAGAAGAAATAGTAGGCCCTCTGTTGCATTGAGTGGAGCCTCCTCCATAGGTCCACGTGCCGTTGCCGACTTGATAGTAAATTCACAATATTGACAAACAGGAACATCCGCAACCTCCATCTGAAGTTGCATCTGATACCAATAATTTGGTGGAACACCACCGCCGACAATTCGTGAAGAGGGACACTTAATTTCCACTAGATTTCCAAGGAGGGACTGATGTTTTGCGTCAGTCGTAGTAATAAGACCATCGGGCGATGCCGCCAGTGATGCAATTGTAGGATGTCTGAGACGACCAAGGTCCACAATAGTTGCACCCCATAGACTCTCCAGAATCTGCTTAGCCACTGGTTCAAATCGAGTACCCCAGTCAAAGGGTGTCATTTCCGCGG